AAAATAGTTCTCCCATTATTCGCCCTCCCCTTGAGCTTCAAGAAATTGATCGTGCCTTGCTTCTGCTCTTTCGTGTTGTTCGTTTTCGTCTTGTACTCTTTCCCATATCTCAACATTACTATTGCCATGCTTTGATATGAAATCTTTTAAGGTCATGTGTTCTGCGTCTTCTTGCATACCAATCAACCAATCGTTAGTCTTACTCATAAGTTCTGCTTTCTGTTAGTTGTTAATCAATGACACAATATCCCATATACTTGACAAATTGTCAATAAATCTTTTCTGTGGATAAGTTATTTTTTTACTTGACATCTCTGGGAAAATATGATATGTCCCCGACCTACTATATCTTGTGTCCCTGCGGGACCCACCCACCACATCTAGTGTTTGCGAATTAGAATCATTCTAAACTGCGACCTACTACATCTAGTATCTCGGAGAGGGGTCCCATACCATATCTAGTAGCTTGTGCACTATGGGAGGGCCCACCCGGAAAGTCACAGCATAGGGATCCTAATATGTCATATATAGTTTGATTTGGACATAGATCTGTGTTATTTTCATTTTCACTTTTATCGAAATAAAAACGCAAAAATTTTGCGCAAAATTTTTTTCAAATGCTAACACCAGAACAAATAGCTAACCTCCCTGCAGATACCAAAAAAGAATATTTAAAAACAGCGTTGCTTCTAGATGAAAGAAAAAAAGAAGAAGGCATAAGAAAAGACTTCCTGCAATTTGTAAAATATATGTGGCCTGATTTTATAGAAGGTGAACATCATAAAATAATGGCTGATAAATTTAATCGCGTTGCAAACGGTGAACTAAAACGATTGATCATTAACATGGCGCCGCGGCACACGAAGTCTGAGTTTGCATCAAACTTTCTACCTGCGTGGATGATTGGTAAACAACCTAACTTAAAAATAATCCAGGCCACGAACAACGCTGAGTTAGCCGTGAGATTTGGTCGTAAAGCCAAATCACTAATTGATATGGAAGACTATCAAAAAATATTTAACACAAGACTACGTGAAGATTCAAAAGCTGCAGGTAAGTGGGAGACAGATCAAGGCGGCGAATATTATGCAGCCGGTGTCGGCGGATCGATAACAGGTCGTGGTGCAGACCTATTGATCATTGATGATCCACACTCGGAACAGGACGCGATGAACATGGCTTCATACGATAGAGTTTATGAATGGTATACATCAGGACCACGACAACGTTTGCAACCTGGTGGTAGAATTATTTTAGTTATGACAAGATGGAATGTAGCTGACCTAACAGGTAAATTACAGAAAGCACAAAAAGAACCAAAGGCAGATCAGTGGGAGGTAATTGAGTTTCCGGCAGTCTTACCCTCGGGAAAACCAGTTTGGCCAGGCTATTGGAAGATTGAAGAATTAGAAGCGGTAAAAGCATCCGTGAGTATAACAAAGTGGAATGCGCAATACCAACAAAACCCAACAGCAGAAGAAGGCAGCATTATAAAACGTGAATGGTGGCAAGTGTGGGACAAAGAAGAACTACCACCTTTGATGCATGTCATACAATCTTATGACACCGCGTTTATGAAAAAAGAAACAGCAGACTACAGCGCCATAACTACCTGGGGCGTATTTCAACCAAGCGAGGACAGCGGACCGCAGCTTATCCTGGTAGATGCTATAAAAGATAGATATGAGTTTCCAGAACTAAGACGTGTTGCAAAAGAACAATACGATTATTGGAAACCGGAGTCTGTGATCATTGAGGGTAAAGCCTCGGGGTTACCGTTAACCTATGAAATGCGCAAACTAGGGATACCAGTTATTAACTTTACACCTAGCCGTGGAAATGATAAACATACTAGAGTGAACTCTGTAGCACCGTTATTCGAAGCGGGGCAGATCTGGGCACCAGATGCAAAGTTTGCAGAAGAGGTTATAGAGGAGTGCGCTGCATTCCCACTAGGTGAACACGATGACTTGGTGGATAGCATGACTCAAGCCGTAATGCGATTTAGACAAGGTGGTTTCATAGATCATCCAGACGACTATGAGGATGAACCGTTACCACAACAACAAAGGACGTACTATTAATGGCGATAGACAAACCACAAGACTTAACAAAAGAAATGCCTGTCATTGATCCAACGGTTGAAGTTCAAACACCTTTGGAAGAAGGTGTACCTGAACTAACATCTGACATGATTGAAATGACTGATGACGGCGGCGCAGAAATTGATCTTGATCCTTCTGCAGCAGCACCTGAAGGTGGACAAAACCACGAAGCAAACTTAGCTGAATTTTTAGACGACACTGTTTTGAACGGCATCTATGATGACCTCAAAGAAAACTACGATGATTTTAAATCATCAAGAAAAGATTGGTCCGACTCATACACCAAAGGATTAGACTTACTTGGTTTCAAATATGAAAACAGATCAGAACCATTCAACGGCGCAAGTGGTGCGACTCATCCAGTTTTAGCAGAAGCCGTTACACAGTTTCAAGCGCTCGCATACAAAGAATTACTTCCAGCAGGTGGACCTGTTAGAACACAGATTGTTGGTGCAGTTGATCAAGCACGAGAAGATCAAGCACAACGTGTAAAAGATTTCATGAACTATCAACTTATGATTGAGATGAAAGAGTACGAGCCAGAGTTTGATCAAATGTTATTCAACTTACCGCTCGCAGGATCAACTTTCAAAAAAGTTTATTTTGATTCTGTGATGGGTAGAACAGTTTCTAAGTTTGTGCCGGCGGAAGAGCTATTAGTTTCTTACAACGCAACATCATTAGAAGATACGGACACAATCATACATGTCATAAAAATATCTGAAAACGATTTGCGTAAGCAACAGGTTGCAGGCTTTTACAAAGATATGGATCTTGGAGATCCAGGATATGAAAGCAGTGATATTGAAAATAAAAAAGAAGAGATAGAGGGCGTAGAAAAAGCTAATGGTAATGAAGTGCACACGCTTCTCGAGTGTCATTGTGAATTAGAAATTGAAGGATTCGAAGACAAAGACGAACAAGGAATGGAAACAGGAATTAAACGTCCTTACATTGTAACTCTTCACGAAGACTCAGGTGAGGTATTAGCAATCAGAAGAAACTACGGTCCGATGGATCCGTTAAAAAGAAAAAAAGAATATTTTGTGCATTTCAAATTTTTACCAGGTCTTGGGTTTTATGGATTCGGCCTTATCCACATGATCGGCGGTTTGTCGAGAACTGCAACTGCAGCGCTTAGACAACTTTTAGACGCCGGCACCTTGTCTAATTTACCGGCCGGATTTAAACAACGAGGCATCAGAGTACGTGACGAAGCTCAACCGTTGCAGCCGGGAGAGTTCCGTGATGTTGATGCACCTGGTGGAAGTTTAAAAGACGCGTTCATGACGTTGCCTTTCAAAGAACCAAGTGGCACGCTCCTTCAATTGATGGGCGTGGTTGTACAAGCAGGACAACGTTTTGCATCAATCGCTGACATGCAGGTCGGTGATGGCAATCAAAGCGCAGCGGTAGGCACGACTATGGCGTTATTGGAGCGTGGATCGCGGGTTATGTCTGCCATACATAAAAGAATTTATGCAGCTATGAAATGTGAGTTCATGTTACTTGCGAACAACTTTGCAATTTATCTACCAAAGATGTATCCATACGATATTGTTGGTGGTCAGAGACAAGTTTTTGCACAGGACTTTGATGAAAGAGTTGACATCATACCGGTTGCAGATCCAAACATCTTTTCACAAACACAAAGAATTACAGTTGCACAAACAGAATTACAACTTGCTATGTCTAATCCTGGTATGCACAACCTATACGAGGCTTACAGACACATGTATGAAGCTCTTGGCGTTAAAGATGTTAATAAATTACTACCGCCACCGCCTCAACCACAACCATTAGACCCAGCAAGTGAAAATATTTTGGCCTTGAACGGCAAAAAGATACAAGCTTTCCCACAACAAGACCATCAAGCGCACATGAGAGCGCATTTACAGTTCATGGGCACTACAATGGTGCGAAATAATCCAAAAGCACTTGGTATTTTGCAACAAAACTGCATGGAACACATAAATTTGATGTCAAATGAGCAAGTTCAGATGGAATTTGCCGAAGAAATTGCAAAAACCACAGCATTACAGCAACAAATGCAGGTTATGATGCAACAAATGGGCCCTCAAGCGCAACAAAACCCACAATTTATGCAAATGCAGAAGGATATTCAGCAATTAGGCGTTGTTATGGAGTCAAGAAAGGCTGTTTTGATAGCTGAGTTCACAGAAGACTACGCAAAAGCAGAAAAAGAAGTTCTAAATCAGATTGAAAATGATCCTCTGCTCAAACTTAAAGATAGAGAGATAGATTTAAAAGCAAGAGAGGAGGCAAGAAAAAAAGAAGAAGCCGAAGACAAATTAAATATGGAAAAAATGAAGTTAATGCAAAATAGAAATATTTCTGAGGATAGATTGGAGCAGGATGATGAGCATGCCAAACTTAGGGCAAGTGTTTCTTTGGCAAAAAGTGGCATTCAGAAAATGAAGGCGACTGTCGTTGAGGGTCAATGATGAATAAACAAGAACAAAGAACTTTTGGAATTACAGAAAATTTACTAAAAAAACCTATACCAAGATTTTACGGAGCAGGTGATCATAAAGTGCAACTTGCCTACATAACACCTGACGAAGCTGACTTACTTTCTGCACTAGACTTACACGGTAGTAATCCACCTAACCCTGGGCCGGAGGGTATACCAAACTTTAATGACCCAGGATTGGGGGCAAGTGGCTCAGAAATGAGTGCTGCAGAAAGAGGAGATGTTAGAGGATCTGGGTTATCTGCATCAGACGTAGCGGGAATACAAGCAGGTTTTAATGCAGCAGCAGCTGGTCAACAGGCTTCTCAAGACTTTATGGATAATCAAAATACCAGTACAACTTCGACTACTCAAACTACCACTACAGAAGATGATACTACCACCGATCCAACTTTTACAGATAAAGTAAAAACTTATTTTAAAAATAAATTTTCACTTCCAGGTATTTTAGGGACAGCTATTGGATATGGTTTGTTTGGACCTTTTGGTGGTTACCTGGGTGGGACAATAGGTGGAACTTATGGTGATGATGATCCATCAAATGATTTTGGTGCTAATATGATGAACGCATTGAGCACTGATCTTGAAGGCCTTGGCAGTTTGTTTGGTCCAGCAGAAGACCTGGGTCCTGATAAGGGTGGCAACAATCAAGGTCCTATACTTCCCATTGATCCTGTTGAAGATCCTGTCGAAGAAATTATAGAAGACGATGATACAGACGGTACTGGCTCTGGCTCATCAACATTAAATTTAAATCCTAACTTTGCAACATTTGGATACAATCCTATAACCAATAGCTTTGGTTTCAGGCCATGAGAGAATCAGATTTTATAGCACCATTGGGATTAGCGACATTGTTTGCTGCTTTAAAAGGTAGACAAAACAAAATGGATTCACAAACAGCATACGCTAATGAAGTTGAAAGACTTAATGAGTTAGCTTTGCAATCACAAGAAGAGACAGAAGATATTAGTCCTGAACCTGAAGAACAAAAACAAGAATTAACTTCTTCTGATCTTTTATCTGAAACGGGCAGCGATTTATTTAATTCAGCAATCTTTTCAGCTTTTATGCCAGGTGGTTTGCTGGGTAAAGGTTTAGCTTTTAACACGGGCATGTATGTTGCTACTGGTGGTGGTAATGAAACTATTCAAAACATGGTAGATGTTATTGATCCTGAAGGTTTAAGTAGAACCGTTCCGCCTAGAGGGGACGGTCCTGAATTTTTAGAAGGTATTATGGATTTTTATAGAGGTATGGCAGATGATGATGGAAAACTAGAACTGGTGCCTAATTTCTTTGCGCCAGGAGGACAAAGTCCTTACCTCGGATATAAAGATGGCGGCTTGGTAACATTATTTGAATCTAAATAATGGCTATATCACGTTCACAAACAGGTAAAACTGTATCTAAAAAAGAAAAGAAAATCAGCAAAGTAATGCGTGAATATAAAAAAGGTAAATTAAATATTGGAAAATCTAAGAAAAAGGTTAAGAATAGAAAGCAAGCCATAGCTATCGCACTTAACGAAGCGGGTGTAAAACAAAAGAGGAGACGCACATGATCGAATCACTAAAAGCAAAAATGATTGACAAGTGGACTGCAATGAGTTGGAAAACAAAACTTATTGGTGCAGCTATCATTGTTATAATTATCATCGGAATAATCACATAAATAAATGATACTTGACGTTATCAAACTAGCAGTAGGCGCTGGCACACACATAATGACAAATAGACAGAAGCGCAAAATGCTCGAGTCAGATGCAGCTATGTTGCATGCACAAAAGATGGCGAATGGAGAGGTCGAGTATCAAGCAGCTGTAAGACAATCAAATGACAAGGGATGGAAAGACGAGTTCGTTTTGATCCTCGTAAGCGCCCCAGTGATTTTATTGATATGGTCTGTATTTTCAGACGATCCACAGATACAAGAAAAATTGCACATGTTTTTTGAACAGTTCAATAATCTGCCTTTTTGGTACCAGACGCTCTTTGTCGGAGTCGTAGCTAGTATATACGGACTCAAGGGCGTAGATATATTTAAGAAAAAGTAATTTGACTTAATCATACATCGGGGGAAAAATGGGGGATGAAGATAAGCCCAAGAACCCGCTTGACGAGTTCTGGGAAAAACTAGGAGACAAGGAGAAAAAACATGTCAGAAGCTACAGACCCAATAAACGTGATATACAAGATAAAAAGGGAGATGCAGGAAATGCTCGACCAACTCGTTCAAACTCTCGCAAACGGCGGGGTTGACAGTATGAGCGAATATAAATATATAATAGGTAAGATCCATGCGATCGACGCTATAAATCAGGAATTCTCTAACCTGCTAGAACCAAAGGAGCCGGATAACGATGACAACGTTACAACAATTAAAAGATAAAAAGTTTCCATTGGAAACTAAATATGATGCAGAAGACGACGTTAAAAAAATACAGAAACACGCTGCAACAAAAAAAGCAAAAGAAGCTCCCGAAAAAACTAATTTAGAAAAACTACCAAACCCTACTGGGTGGCGTATACTTGTTATGCCTTTTCAAGTTAAAGAAAAAAGTGAAGGCGGAATTATTATAGCACAAGAAACATTGGATAGAGCACGAGCAGCAGTACAAGTTGGTTATGTTTTAAAGATGGGACCACTTTGTTATGAAGACAAAGATAAATATCCTACAGGTCCATGGTGCGCGGAAAAGGATTGGGTGATATTTGCACGATATGCAGGATCACGCATGGAGATTGAGGGTGGTGAAATACGAATGTTAAACGATGATGAGGTTCTTGGAACTATAGATGATCCAAAAGACCTTATTCACGCAATGTAATTCATAGGAGGAATTAACTATGCTAGAAGAAGAAAGAATAGACGTTGGGGAAGTTGATGAGCAAGAACAAGAAATTGATCTTGATGCACCAGCACCAGAACAATCCTTAGAGGAGGAAAAGATTGATGTCCAAGAATCTACTGAAGACGATAGTCAGTCCGCTGACGCATCTGAGAAATCTGATGAGCAGCCTGATGTTCAGGCTAGCGAACAGAAAAAAGAATTAGATGATTACAGCGACGGAGTTCAAAAAAGAATAGCGAAACTTACACGCAAAATGCGTGAAGCTGAAAGGCAAAAAGAAGAAGCTATTCAGTATGCACAGAATTTAAAAACACAAGCTGAAAAGATGAGAGGTCAATATGATACTCTTGGAACTAATTATACTAAAGAGCTAGAAGCAAAAGTTTTAAACGGAATGGATGCTGCAAAATTAGCTTACAAACAAGCTATAGAAAAGGGCGATGTCGAATCACAAGTAGAAGCGCAAAGACAAATAGCTCAGATGGCTATGGAAGAAGCTAAGTTGAATGCTATTAAACAACAACAAGAAGCACAGCAGAAAACAACACCACAGCCACGCCAAGCTCAAACACAAGGATATCAAAGTCAACAAGAGCTGACACAAGATATTGCTCAAGCGGGACGTCAGTTAGATCCAAAAGCAGACAACTGGGCCCAAAGAAACTCTTGGTTTGGCACGGATAATGCTATGACTTACACTGCATTTGACATACATAGAAAACTTGTAGAGGAAGAAGGATTTGACCCACAATCAGATGAATATTATTCTGAGGTTGATAAACGGATTAGACTTGAATTCCCCCACAAATTTGATACAAATAAGGAATCTACACCTGAGCCACCGGCTCAGACTGTTGCAAGTGCCAAACGTCCGGCAACGAAAGGACGCAGAAAAACTGTGAAACTCACACCGTCACAGGTAGCTATTTCTAAACGATTAGGTGTGCCGCTAGAAGAATATGCGAAGCAATTAATCGCGAAGGAGGTATAAGCATATGGAAAAACAAAACATTAAAACCACTCGCGCGAGTCAAACTCGGGCTAAAACTGAAAAGCCTAAAGTATGGACTCCCCCATCATCACTAGATGCACCGCCTGCACCAGACGGATATAGGCACAGATGGATACGAGCCGAAAGTATGGGTCAAGACGATTCAAAAAATATAACCGGCAAGTTGAGATCTGGTTGGGAATTTGTCAGAGCTGATGAATATCCAAATGAAGATTACCCGTCTATCGATTCAGGTAAGTACGCAGGTGTTATAGGAGTTGGTGGCCTTGTGCTGGCAAGGATAACCGAAGAGCTCGCGCAATCTCGTGAAGAATACTTTCGAAAGCAAGTAGCTGATCGAGAAGAAGCATTAGAAAACGATGTCTTAAAGGAACAGCACCCAAGTATGCCGATCAATCAAGAGAGGCAGACTCGTGTAACTTTTGGTGGTACTAAGAAATAGCATTTAGATATTTCACCCACCTATTTTAACAATAACCTTTAAGGAGGGTAAAACATATGGCAAATTTAGACGCCAAAAGCGGTTTTAATCCAATTGGTAAAATGGGTAGTGGTCCCCCACAAAAAATGAACGATTATGTAGCCGACGCAGGTTACGCTACTGTTATGTTTCAAGGCGACTTAGTTAGACTAAACGCTGGAAACCTAGAACAGTCAGCAGCCGGCAACGACGACAACGTTGGTGTTTTTTGGGGATCAACATTCACTGATTCAAACGGAAAGCCCGCTTTCAAAAACACAAGACCAGCAAGCACTGCAGCGACCTGTTTTGTTTATGATGATCCATACCAAGTATTTGAAGTACAGGGTGATGGTGCATCAGCTCAAGCAAACTTAGGTGCAAAAGCAAACATTGTAGTTGCAGCTGGAAATTCAACAACTGGTATATCTGGGATGGAAGTTGCATCTGCAGGTTTCGGTGGTGGTGGTAACGACACTATCCTATGCGTAGGATTCTCTAAAAAAGAAGGTCGTAACGAACTAACTGCAGCAAACTTGCTTTACAACGTACTAATCGCAGGTCATATCTACAAATAATAGCAGGAGGATTTAAATCATGGCTATATCAAGACAACAACTAGCTAAAGAGCTAGAGCCAGGTCTGAATGCATTATTTGGACTTGAGTACAAAAACTACGAAAACCAACACGCAGAAATCTATGATACAGAAAATTCTGATCGAGCATTCGAAGAAGAAGTAATGTTATCTGGATTCGACAAAGCTGCAGTTAAAGCTGAAGGCGCTGGTGTGGTTTATGATAACGCGCAAGAAACTTTCACAGCAAGATATCAACACGAGACAGTGGCTCTCGCGTTCGCAATCACTGAAGAAGCGATTGAAGATAACTTGTATGACAAGATTTCTACTCGTTATACTAAAGCACTAGCAAGATCTATGGCTCAAACTAAGCAACTTAAAGCTGCTGGGATTTTGGATGGAGCTTTCACTACTTCTACAGGTGGTGATGGTGTTACGCTTTTAGCGGACAACCACCCAACAATTGCAGGTACTTTCAGAAATAAGTTAGCAACAGCTGCTGATTTATCTGAAACATCTTTAGAGCAAAGTGTTATTGACATCGCTGCACTAACAGATGAGAGAGGCTTAAAAATTGCTGCTCAGGGTGTAAAACTAATTATTCACCCAGGACAACAATTTGTAGCTGAGCGAATCATGAAATCTGCTAACCGAGTTGGAACTGCTGATAATGATATTAATGCTTTATCAAGCATGGGAATGATACCACAAGGATACGTGGTAAATAACTTCCTTGCTGACAACGAAGCGTTCTATATCAAAACAGACGTTCCTAACGGCATGAAACACATGGTTAGAGCACCAATCAAAACTGCCCTAGAGGGTGATTTTGAAACTGGTAACGTTAGATATAAAGCTAGGGAAAGATACAGCTTCGGCTTTTCTGATCCTAGAGGTCTATTCGGATCACCAGGTGTATAATCATTAAGGTTATAAACCAATTTAGAGGGGCGCTTCGGCGCCCCTTTTTATTTGCAATCACTATTTTAAAAGAGTATAGTTAGCAAAACACAGACTTGACCAGACGGCCTCGCGACTGTGTTAAATTTATAAGGAGGATAAACACATGGGTACAACTACTTTTTCCGGTCCTATTAAAGCCGGAGACAAAAGAGAAGGAGCTACGAAAAATACTGGTTCCGTCTTAATGGCACAATCAAAAGTTATTGATATCATTGGTGCTACCAATACTACAGCCGTAGGAATTATTCCTGCAAACTCACAAATCGTTGATGTAATTTTAAATGTTACAACTGTTTCTAACGATGGTGGTGCAGCTACAGTAAAAATCGGACACTCTGGTGATGATGACGAATATCTTGCAGCGACTAGCGTAAAAGGTTCGCCAGCTACAACTAGAGGTACTATTGGTACTGATGGTACAGATATTGGAACATCTGATCAGACAGTTAACGCTGTGTTCACAGGAGCAAACGGTGATGGTACAACTGGTGCCGCTACGGTTACTGTTCTGTACATACAGAATAATAACTTAAGCTAATAAGTAATTAATGCGGGGCTTCGGCCCCGCTAATTTAGGAGGATAAAATTATGGCAGGTGGTGGATCATTCACATCAGACCAGAAAACAGCACACGCAATAGCTGATGGCCAGATGGTATCAGGGCCTTGTAGAGTTACATCCTTACAAGCAAAAGGTGGAACTAACTGTAGTGTTAAACTTTACGACAATACTTCTGCAGCGGGTACAAAAGTACATACTTTTTTGTTTGGTTCAGAGGGATTACAAATCTATTTTCCTGGTAGCGGTATAAGGTTTAAAACAGGTGTGTTTTTAGACTTAACAACTACTGGCGGCGTTACTATTACGTTTAACTAGGAGGTTCGATGGCTTCATCAGGTACAACTACTTTTGAAAGTGGCTTTGCGATAGATGATATTATACAGGAATCTTATGATCGTGTAGGTATTCGTGTAGTTAGTGGTTATCAATTAAAATCAGCAAGACGTTCTTTGAATATTTTATTTCAAGAATGGGCTAATAGAGGTTTGCATTATTGGGAAATAGATAAAACCAATATTGATCTAATCGAAGGTCAAGCAGAATACAAATTTTTTAGAAGTTCTGCTGATGGTACAAGTGCAGTTACAACTCCTACGAACGGTATTTATGGTATTGATGACATATTAGAAGCAGCGCTAAGAGACAATAGAGCTGCAACAACTCAAAGTGATTCTGCTCTTACAAAAATAAACAGATCTACCTATTCTGGTTTGTCTAATAAACTATCAAAAGGATCACCCTCACAATACTACGTTCAAAGATTTACTGATCACGTTATGCTTACAGTTTATCCAACAGCTGACGCAACAGCGGCAAATAAAAATCTTGCAATTTATTATGTTAAAAGAATTGATGATGTTGGTAATTATAGCAACACTGCTGATGTTCCGTACAGATTCGTTCCTTGTATGATAGCTGGCCTATCTTATTATTTGTGTCAAAAGTATAACCCAGAATTAGTTCAACAATTAAAGATGTTGTATGAAGATGAATTACAAAGAGCCTTAACAGCTGATGGTTCTTCTTCAAGCACATATCTAACACCACAGGCTTATTATCCAAATGTCTAATTTTGCAACAGGTAAAAAATCAAAAGCAATATCCGATAGAAGCGGTATGACTTTTCCATACAAAGAAATGAGAAAAGAATGGAATGGACTATTTGTACATACGTCTGAATATGAAGCTAAACATCCGCAACTAGAACCAAAAACACAAAAAGGTGATAAGCAAGGTTTACAAAATGCTAGACCTGACAGGCAAGAAAATCCCGTTGCAAATATGTTGGGACTAAATTCTTTTGCTACGGCAGGACAAGGAACAAATACTATTACGGTAACTGAATCAAGTCACGGTAGAGCAACAAGTGATACTGTAAGATTTAGAAACGTAATACCTTTTGATGGTCTTACAAAAGCTAAATTAGAACTAGCAACTGGTTATTCCATTACAAAGGTTGATGATAATACATACACTTTTGTTATAAATACTGATACAGCTACAGTTGGAAATCAAAAAGGAGGAGGTGGACTTGCTTCAGCGGGTCCTGTAACATTAACGCCATGACAACTTATGCAGAACTAGTAACGCAAATTAGAGGCTACACGGAAACTGATGATCAGGTTCTGACCTCAACTATTGTAAATGATTTTATAGAACATGCTGAACACAGGATTTTTAGAGATGTTGAACTACAAGATAGTAATGTTTATGTAAATGGTAATACTGCAGCCAATAATAGATTTGTAAGATTGCCTGGATATAGTGCTACAGATCCAACCAAACCTACAATATCAGATCTAACCAACATAAGATATGTGACGATATATTTGGATTCTGGAAATAAACAAAGATCTGAGCTGGTCAGGGTCGATCAAGACTTTATGAATGAGTATTATGATACTCCAGAAGCGGGTCAATCCGACAAACCAAAGTATTATGCAAACTGGGATATGGGCACAATAGTCGTTGCGCCAACCCCAAATGCAGTGTATAAATTTGAGATAGGTATTACCAAAAAACAAACAGGCTTGTCTAGTGGTAACACTGAAACATGGATCAGCGTCAACGCTCCTCGTGTTTTACTATATGCCTGCTTATGTGAAGCGTTTAAGTTCTTGAAAGCTCCACAAGACCAACAAGTATATGAAGCTTCTTACAACGAAGCGATTCAACAACTTGCACAAGAACAATTAGGTAAAAAACGAAGAGATGAATATAGGGACGGAAGTTTACGTATTCCTATACCATCTGCAAACCCTTAATAGGAGAAAAGTATGGCGATATCACAAGCAGTTTGTAATGTATTCAAACAAGAGCTATTGAAAGGAAACCACGATTTCGACGGTGGTGCAACTTACTATATTGCGCTTTACACTTCTTCAGCAAATATGGGAGCAACTACTACAGCTTACTCAACATCAAACGAAGTAACAAACTCATCAGGTTCGGCTTATTCAGCAGGTGGTAAAGCATTAACTAGTCCAGCTGTAACAGGTGGATCGGGTGTTTCTACTGCATTTGTTGACTTTGCTAATATATCTTGGACTTCTGCATCTTTCACTGCGAACGGTGCTTTGATTTACAGACAAGATGGTAGTGCTCCAACTAATGATGCTGTTGTTGTGTTAGCGTTCGGTGGAGACTTCACAGCTTCGAACGGAACATTTACAATTGAATTCCCTACAGCTGGCGGCGGATCAGAGATCATCAGATTAGGATAGGAGGATTAAATGGCCTTCGTCCTTAATGATAGAGTCAAGGAGACGACTACCAGTACAGGAACGGGTACTATTCAGCTTGCTGGAGCAGAAACAGGTTTTGAAACTTTTGTTGCTGGCATCGGCAATTCAAATGAATGTTACTATTGTATTCAAGCACAAGGTGGTTCTGCTTTTGAAGTAGGTCGTGGAACTGTAACTGATGGTTCACCTGACACACTTTCTCGTGTTGAAGTATTTTCTAGTTCTAACTCAGACAGCTTAGTTGATTTTAGTGCCGGTACAAAAGATGTATTCTGCACATTACCTGCATCAAAAGCAGTTGTAGAAGACGCATCAAACAATGTAGCTATTGGTGGCACTATAGATGGAAGAGATTTACAAACTGATGGAACCAAACTTGATGGTATTGAAGCATCAGCTGATGTAACAGATTCAGCAAACGTAGGTACAGCACTAACAGGATTTCCAACTGGTACAGATGCAGCAGCTTCTGATTTAGTTCCTTACTATGATGTAACTGCAAGTGCATGGGAAAAATCAACAGTAACTAATTTAGCTTTACAAGGACCAACAGGTCCTACAGGACCAACGGGACCAACCGGACCTACGGGTCCAGGGGGGCCAAGTGGAGGATCAGGGCCTACAGGGCCAACAGGTCCTGCTGCAGGTTTTGGTACACCAACTATTTCTACAGGTTCACCGATTGCTATAACAGCATCTGGACCTGATACAGCAAAAGTATTCGCCTTTACTATACCTGCTGGAGCAACAGGTCCTACGGGACCAACAGGTCCTACAGGGCCAACGGGACCAGCCGGAGGAACGGGACCTACAGGACCAGACGGACCAGACGGACCTCCAGGTCCAAGCGGTGGTACAGGTCCTACGGGACCAACAGGGCCAAGCGGTGGTACAGGACCTACTGGGCCAACAGGACCAGGTGGTACAGCAGCAGGTTTTGGTACACCAACTATTACAACAGGATCGCCAATAGCTGTTACAGCTTCGGGACCAGATACAGCAAAAGTTTTCGCCTTCACCATACCAGCAGGTCCTACGGGGCCTACTGGTCCGACAGGACCGACAGGACCAGCAGGGGGATCTGGTCCATCAGGACCGACAGGACCGACAGGACCAGCCGGAGGAACGGGACCTACAGGCCCAACAGGACCAACAGGTCCACAAGGTCCTTCAGGTGGTGCTACAGGAACAGAATATAATGATGATGTTGTGGTTTCTTTTGGTGCCGGCGATGATTTAGAACTTTTCCATGAGTCAGCAAACAATCGTAGTATCATTAAAGAAAGTGGCACTGGAGATATGCATATCAGAGCAAATGATTTGTATCTGAAAAGCACAGACAATAGTAATACTTATGCTTACTTTACCAATGGTGGAGCAGCGGCTTTATATCATAATGACTCTGTTAAAATAGTTACAGCTAGTGGAGGAATTACAGTTACGGGCACGGTAGCGGGTGACGTTGTATCAGCACATACCGCAGAAACAAGTATTGCAAGTGATGACTTAATTGCAGTCTATGACACAACAGCAAGTGCAATAAGAAAAGCAACTATTGCTAATGCTGCTTTAGCAGGACCAACAGGACCAACAGGACCAACAGGACCAGCAGGTGGCACTGGTCCATCAGGACCTCCAGGACCTAGTGGAGGAACAGGACCAGACGGACCTCCAGGACCTTCAGGTGGAACCGGACCTACAGGCCCAACAGGACCAAGCGGAGGCACAGGGCCAACAGGACCTACTGGACCAACAGGACCAGCGGGTGGATTTACTACAAGTTCAAATGCACAAGTAAATAGTTTAGGTGTAAACACAGCAGGATCAGGAACCGCTGGTGAAATACGAGCGACCAATAATATTACAGCGTATTATTCCGACTCGCGTCTAAAAGATTTTGAAGGACCGATTGAGTCTGCTTTAGATAAAGTAAAAGCTTTGACAGGTTATTATTTTAAAGAAAATGAACTTGCTAAAAAGTTTGGATACGACAATGATAATCGTCAAGTTGGTGTAAGCGCACAGGAAGTAGAAAAAGTATTACCTGAAGTCGTAACTGAAGCACCATTCAATCCTGAATACAAAAGTGTTTGGTATGAAAAACTTGTCCCGCTATTAATCGAAGCGATTAAAGAACTAGAGGCTAAAGTTAAAAAACTAGAGGATAAATAATGTTTTTTGGATCGGTACCATTTAGTGCTGCGGGTTTCGCAGATCCAGGCATAGAAATTTCTAATGTTACCATTTCTTTATCAGGTCAAAGTTTATCTGTAACACTTTCAAATGCCTACACCGTACAAAAAATACATCACGTAAATGGGCTTAGTTTAACCTCAGCTGTAAATTCAGTTACACCAAATCTTTTACCAACAATTGCAAGTAACTCTTTAACATCTGCTACTACTACACCAACTGTTTCTGCAGATGCAAACTTAACTCTTTCTGGCAATTCACTTTCTGTAACTCTTGGAACTTCACAAAATATCGTAACTGAGTTCTTAGATGGTAATGCTGCTACTGTTTCTACCAACACACCAACTGTTTCTGGAGATAGTAACATTACATTAACCGGTAACAGTTTAACATCAGCTGTAGGAAACGAAATACTATCTGTTAGTTCTACTGTATTCGCTTCTGGTCAGTCGTTAACAACAACACTTGGAACTACAGGTCAGTTTATAAATGTTTCTTTAAGTGGTAACTCTTTATCAAGTTCTGTAAATTCAGTTGGCATAGGTTATGCGCACGGTGTAACAGGCAATGCATTATCTTCTTCTGTAAACTCTGTATCTAATGAAGTTAAAAAAACTGTTACAGGCGAACAAATTGATTTATCACTAAATAGTGTATCAGTATCAGCAATTCAAAATGTTAATTTAACAGCTACTGGAAACGCTTTATCTTCAGCCGTCAACAGCGTAACTGCTAATATAATCGCAGGCGTACAGGGCAACGCTATGACGCTTGCTACAAGTGGAATACAACAGATAAATCTAAGTCAGGTAATGTTACCAAGTGGTAATTTAGCCAGCTTAGCCACCACGGGTGTTTCAGTGTTTACATTTAGTGACGTAGATGATACAACTACAGCTACGATAACGGCAACAGATATTAGCACTGCAGGAGCTGGAGTTGTATCTAGTACTGAGGTCAACACAGCTGGAGCTGGTGAAATTGACACACGAGAGGTAGCATAATGGCGTCAACATATTCAACCCGACTAAAAATCGAATTAATAGGTAGTGGTGAGCAATCAAACTCATGGGGTAATACTACCAATAATACTTTTTCAAATACCTTTGAAGAATCTATTTCAGCTGTTTATTCAAAAAATTTATCAGGAGCGTCCAGTCCTGTTACTTTAACGTCAAGCAATGGACCAGTAGCACAAGCCAGCAACGAAGTACGACAAGCTGCAATTAGGTTTCATGGACACACAACTGCTTTTATAATTCAAACAATTGCTGTTGAAAGAGTTCAATTTATTATTAATGACGGCACGGCTAATGGCACAATAACAATGAGACTTGGTGCGTCTGGTAATACTTTTGTTGTTCCTCCTGGTGCAAGAATTTTACTAGCAACTGACGGTACAAACTGGTATCCTCTACAAACTACAAGCTCAGGTTGGGTTGCATCAGCTATTACAGCTGGAACAGCAAATGCCTTTTCAGGACAAAAACTTTTCATAGATACTACAAGCAACACAATCACACTTACTTTTCCATCAGCACCCGCTGTTGGAGACGAAATAAGTATTCTGGATGTTGCTGATAATTTTGGAAGTAATGCCTTAACTATAAACCCTAACGGTAAAAAAATATTTGGATCATCTTCAAATGGAACTGTATCTACCAACGGTGCTTCTTTTACAGTTGTCTTTACAGGAAATACGCACGGTTGGAAAATAACGGAGAAATAAAATGGCAACATACGAATCAAAAAAGTATGCAACCATTCCGATTGCGGCTACACAGGTAGCAGATGGAACTGTATCGGATAGTGAGTTTCAGTTTATAAACACTCTTTCCTCAAATGCTCAAACACAGATAGATAGTAAACTAGCTTCGGCTGGAGCATTCACAGTTCAAACAGGAATGATTGTGCCTTTTTCTGCTGCTGCAGCAAGTATACCTGCAGGTTATTTAAATTGTGATGGCACAGCTGTTAATCGTTCAACTTACAGTGCTTTGTTTGCACTGATTGGAACTACTTATGGAGCAGGTGATGGGTCAAGCACTTTCAATGTTCCAAACTTAGCAAGTCGTATGGCCATAGGTAAATCAGGAACATATGCTCTTGGTTCTACTGGTGGTGCCACAACAACCAGTTTTACTCCTAGTGGTTCAGTATCAGTTACCGTTAATAGTCATACATTGGCTCTATCAGAGATACCAAGTCACTCTCACTTTACATCAAGCAGTAGCAATGGGTTTCCTAACCAAGTGCAAACCAATGGCTCTAGAACTGTAACCAGTAAATCAAATGGTGGTGCAGGTAACAACGATTATATTTTCTTTGGTGTTATCGGTCAGGCTGACCAATCACCATCTCAATCAGTTGGTGGTGGCGGTGGTCATACTCACAGTGCATCCGGATCACTTAGTGGTAACGCCGCAACAGTTAACGTTTTAAACCCTTATCTCTCTATTAACTTTATAATAAAAACATAAAATGGCTACATACGAATCAAATAAATACTCAGTAATCCCTATAGCAGCAACACAGATTGCTGATGGCAGTGTTAGTAATACTGAGTTTCAACATTTAGACGGAGCTGCTTCGGACCTACAACCTCAAATAACAGCTAGACTACCACTTGCTGGTGGAACGATGACCGGGGATTTAAACTTGGGTGATAACGTAGATATTAATTTTGGTGCTAGTACAGATTTAAAAATATTTCATGATGGTAGTGACAGTATTATACAAGACGCCGGAACAGGGGATTTAGTTTTAGCTGGTGATAATGTACAAATAGTAAACTCGGCACAATCTAAAAATGCAGCCGTATTTACATCGGATGGGTCAGCAGCACTATATCATAATAACTCAAAAAAATTAGAAACCACGAGTACTGGAGTAACTATTACCGGAACACTTAATGCTAGTCTTGCAGGTGCTTATCCTATTGGTTCAATTTACATGAATATTACTTCGACCGATCCAAATACATTATTAGGGTTTGGAACTTGGGCAAGATTTGGTGAAGGTAAAATGTTGATCAGTCAAGATACTGGTAATTCTCGTTTTGATGTAGCTGAAGAAACTGGGGGATCTGAATCAGTAACATTAACAACATCTCAAATACCAGGTCATACACACACAAAAGATGCTTGGTTTATGGGTCAAGGTATTAGACACCAAGATGGAACCGACGCAATTCCACAACGTGGTGACCAAGGTAGTCAGAGCGGAACATTTACAACTGATACAACAGGTGGTGGTCAATCACACGACAACATGCCACCATTCATAGTTGTTTATATGTGGAAGAGGACTGCTTAATGGCTTTAATAAAGGCACAGTTTTTGCCTGGCATTGATAAACAAACAACCACGTATGGCGCTGAGGGTCGTTGGATTGATTCCAAAAATGTTCGCTTTCGCTCAAAGTTACCAGAAAAAATTGGTGGATGGTCAAAAGTTGTAACAGGTAAAAAACTAGTTGGAGTTGTAAGAGCTACTACAGCTTGGGTTTCATTATCAGGAGTTAGACACTTGGCTCTTGGCACTGACAGAAAATTGTATGTTTATGTTGAAGGTGCTTTTTATGATATTACACCAATTAGACTTGAAGCAGCTTTAACAAATCCTTTTACGACAAATGGAACAACTACGGTAAGTGTTACACATAATTCTCATGGCGCTACATTGGGAGACTTTGTAACCTTTGATTCTTTCTCTGCAATAGACGGATTAGATATGAACCAAGAGTTTGAGGTAACTGAAATTGTTGATGGTAATACTTATAAGATAACACATACCAGCGCAGCCAGCGGTTCAACGTCAGGTGGTGGTGGATCGGGGAACGCTAAATATCAACTCAATATTGGAACAGAAAGATCAGCTTTTGGTTTTGGATGGGGTACTGGAGCGTGGAACGTGAGTACTTGGAATACACCAAGATCAACAAGTTCTATTGAACTAGAAGCAACGTATTGGTCCTTAGACACATTTGGAGAAGACTTACTAGCAATTAGAAACGATGATGCTTTATATCGTTGGGACTTATCTAGTGGACCAACAAACAGAGCAACAAAAGTATCTGCAGCTCCTAGCTCAAATAGGTTTCTATTAGTTTCTTCTCCCGACAGACATGTTTTTTTAATGGGAACAGAAACAACTATTGGTACTGCAGGAACTCAAGATGATTTGTTTTTACGTTTTTCTTCTCAAGAAGATTTCAATACTTGGGCACCTACAGCAGAAAATAGTGCCGGTTCTTTTAGAATACAAGATGGTTCAAAAATTGTGTGTGCAGGAAGATCAAGGGGTTCTATTCTCGTATGGACAGATACTGCTTTACATGCATTAAATAATATTGGTCCGCCTTTTATATTTGGTCTTAACCAAGTTGGTGCAAACTGTGGAGCTGTTTCTGCAAACTGTTCTGTAGATGTGAACGGTGTTACTTTTTGGATGAGTCAAACTGCATTCTATATGTTTGATGGTGCAATTAAAAAATTAGATTGTACAGTGCAAGATTTTGTTTTTGACGACATAAATTCAACTGCATTGGGACAAGTGTCTGTTGCCGTTAACACAGACTTTAATGAGGTGACTTGGTTTTATGCAAGTTCTGGTTCTGATTTTTTAGATAGAAGTGTGACCTATAATTATTTAGAAAATGTTTGGTACACTAACGATGGATTTGTTAGAACATCTTGGGTTGATAGAGGTGTCTATGCTTTACCTTATGCAACTTACTATGACCCTAGTTCTATACCAAACAATGAACCAATTTTAGGTGTAACTAATGGCTGCACAACTTTGTATAGACACGAAGATGGTTTCAATGATGACGGTGCCGCGATGGAGTGTCAAATTACAAGCGGTGATTTTGATATTGAAGAGGGTGATCAAGTATTCTTATGTTCAAGAGTTATACCTGATTTCAAAGATCAAGCTGGCAACACAGATGTAAAAATAGAGTTTGCAAATTATCCAGCAAGTACAAACAGCCGATCTTTTACATCTACTACAACCAGCACAACAAAGTTCTTTTCTGTAAGAGGTCGAGGCAGGCAAGCTAATGTTAAAATTTCTAGTAATGCGGTTGATTCCAATTGGCGATTTGGAACGGTCAGGCTAGATATAAGACCGGATGGGACAAGATAATGGCAAAAATTAATGTAACGAGATTACCTCTACCATCTGACGATTTTGATCGTCAGCAACAAGATATTCTTATTCGTGAGTTAGAAAATATTATAAATCAATTAAACTTTACATTTCAACAAGACCTACGAGAAGAGTTAACAGCAAGGAGTTGGTTTTTAGGATGAGTGACGTATATAAAAATAAATCTGTAAATCTGACCACTACGGGACAAACAACAATATATACTGTTCCAACGGCTGATGTTTCTACAACACCTCCACAAAAACCTGTTCAGGCCATTGTAAAAAGTATTAGAGTTTGTAATGTAGACAGTAGTGCCGGAAATATAACCGTTGTAAACTTTGATAAAAGCTTAGGTCCAGCTGAAATTAATATAACGCAATTATTAACGATTGATGGTAATAAAGCAGAAGAATTACTTGGTGCTCCCTATGTACTAGAGGATGGGGATGTGATAAAAGCAACAGCTAGTGTAGCTAATCGTTTTCATATAACAGTGTCAGTATTGGAAATATCATGAAAAAAATACAAGAATCTAAGATTTTAGGACATCAAAAAATAGAAGGTAAAGAAGTACCTATTGTACAGCCAGAGGTATATGAGAGAATATATTGTAAAAATTGTGGAAATGAGGTAGATTCACATGAACAGGCTACGGGAGTCTGCAGTAACTGTGGTGCGCCTTGGGCAGAACACAAGGCAACAGACATACAGGTTAAAGTGATTCAGATACCATTAGGATCTGGCACAGGAGAATAACAAGACTGACCATCTTGCGGTAATTTATGGATGATCTATTAGACATCATAGGACTATATAAAGATCACTATCCGCTATGGTCCAGCGATAGCTTAAAAGACATCTATTATCATATTTACCCATCATTAATATTAGCCCAATATACCATTAATAAAAATGAAGATGGTATTTACGGTTTTACAAACTGGGCTTTTTTAGATGATGAAACGGAACAAAAACTTTTAGATACCAGATCATTAGATTTTAATGACTGGAAAACGGGAGACAAGATTTGGATAATAGATTCTATTTATACAAAAGAGCACAACGGAATGAAATTTAACAAAACATTTTTTACACATTTACTTGGTCCTGGAAAAACTGTTAACTGGCTTAGACTAGCTTCTAACGGTTTAATTAAAAAACATTTTACAGTTATCACTAAGGAGTGTTGGTTATAATGGGATCAGTAAAGAAAAAACTAGCAAAAGGTCTACAGAAGATAACACCAAAAGAAATAGCACCAGCCTTACCTTTTATAGCTATGGCTATTCCAGGTTTGCAAGGTCTAAGTCCTCTGATGAGATACGCTTTACCACAGTTGTTGACAGCAGCAGGTTCGGCTAGACAAACAGGAGACATCAATTTATTAAACCAAGCATTAGCACTTGGTGCCAGTTATGCAGCTGGACCGGCTACAACAGGTGCAGACGCTGCAACCTCAAAAGAAATTGCTTTTGCCAAAAAGGCTCCTCAGACTGAAATGGTTGCGAATGCACCCATGGTAAGTGGCCAACCTCCTGTTCCAGGACTAGAACCTAACATTGCATCTTCGATGCAGCCAACATTAGCTGCAACTGATCCAATAGCTTATGCTAAACTAGATCCAACTAAGTTTGAAGCGTTCAAAGCAGCTAACCCTGGAGTTAAAAATACTTTTATGGAAAACTTAAACGCAAGTTTAAGACCCGTGGGTGAAGGCATACGATCTATAGGTTCTGGTGACATATTTGATGTTGGTGGACTTATGACAGTAGGTGGCTTAGGCGCAACTGCAGCTGGAACAGACTATGCAAAGAAAAAAGAAATAGAGTTTGAAGAAGACGAAAGACAAAGAATGGGCTTTATCAGTGACTATGCTGATGCTCTTGCCGATTTTAAAAATTATTTTAGAGAACAAGATTATGGCCTAGAAGACGTATACGGACCAGGCAATGTTCCAAGTTTCTTAGCGGCTGATGGTGGCCGTGTAGGGTTTGACGACGGAGGTGATGTAGGACTTTTTGAAAGTATACTTGGTGACAACATAGTTGATCAAGTTCAACGTGGTTTCGTTACGCTTTTGGGTGGAGGCAGTTTATTAGGGACTAGCATGAATGAATACGATGACGCATACGATCAACTAAAAGAAATGGGTCAAAGTCATGAAGAAATTATAGGTACAATCGGAGAACGTCCGGAGCTCATGAGCAAAGCTGATGGTGGCCGTGTAGGCTTAGCCGAAGGCGGCGATCCGATGACGGCTCAAAAAACAGTAGATCCTATAGTAGGATTTAGACCACAACTTTTTCCAGGTAACATAGGTATGCCTCCACAACAAACTAACCCAATGTCTCAAATACAAAACACAGTTAATCAAGCTATTGATAATATGCAAGGTAGCTTAAATCAAAATTTACAAAACTCATTCAAAACAGAAACAGTTGACGCTATCGTACCAAACGATCAACAAGCAAATATAGGTGGTGGTCTTCAACCTGG